CATTCATAGGAAGGGTATTCTGTGTTTCCACAACTAGAACAATAGGCTCTATAATAGCCTGTATCTAATAGCTTGAATTTTGCTACAAACTTATCAACACCCTTTTTAACATCACCATTCCATTCAATGTCGTTGCTTTTCCACTTTGCTAATCTCCTACTAATATCAAATGTTTGCTGCTTTTCAAATCTCATTAATCTACCACCCTCATTTGATTCAGTCCAAAAATCTGTAAATTGTTTTAATAATGCTTTTGACATATCATGTTTTTTATAAAGCTTTTCACACTTTGCTATAAATTCAAGTTCTCTTTTTTCTTTATCTTTTTTTTTTACTTTATCTTTATCTTTATCTTTAGGGGTTATAGTAACCCTTTTCATACCCTTTAATAAATTCTTATCATTTAACCTTTTAATTACACTCATGTGGGGTTTAGAATGTTCTTTAAGTTCACCATATTGAAATTCAATAAAAGAAGGTATAAAATATTGATCTTCACCCTCAATGTATTTCATTTTATCTTTTATGGCTTCTGGCAGTTCTTCATAAGTTACTGTTTCTCCTATTATAAACTCTGCCAACTCCCAATCAGCATCCCATATTCCAGCATGGTCACACTTACCTAATAAGTATATCCATACCAGCTTATTCTTAGTTGATAGCTTTCTGAACCAAGCCTTATCCCATATCTTTGTATCAATAAATCTTTTAGCCATTGTTATGCCTCAAATTCTTTTTGCTTTTGTTCAATAAAATTATTTAAGTCTTTTTTTACAAATAAAGAAGTTCTTTTATAATCTTCATAAGTTTTAAAAACTGACCTCACAACCAACATTAAAACATTCATATATTCATCTTCAATTATTTTTAATTTTCTTTTTTTGAATTTTTTTTGTTTTAATACTTCA